GTAGAAACATCAGTCTGAGCATTATAAGTTATATCACCTGACGCAATAGTTTTCTTGGTATCTAAATGTACCCTATTTTCATCAGGAGCACTACCTATCATAGGAGTATCTGAAGTTAATTTTATGTCAAATTTTTCTAGTGTAAATTTATTGTTGTCACTGTTACCTAGCACTGCATAATAAACATCATCTAATATTGTATGATATATAATTTTGTTAGGCATGGTCCATCTGAACCAAGCTGACTGAGATCTCTTACCAGAAGCTTCAAAGTATTTATATCCCCATACTTCATTTGTAGAAGTGTGTAATGTACTATCTGTTGCAAATAAAAGTATATCGTTTTCATTAGATTCAGATACATTAGTAATTGTTTGAGGAAATAATTCACCTACAATTTTAGTTTGCTCTTGTACATCAGGAGTTTCTTTAGCACCAACATTAGCCATTTCATAGAAACGAGCTTGCCTTGCTGTACTATTTAAGAAACCTATAGTTGTACCTAATGCAACTGGTACTGTATCTTTATTGAATCCATAAGATGATAAATAACCAACTTTAGCAGTTTCAGGTGTAAGCAAAGCTTCTGCACCTGAACTTAATAAGAACTGTTCACTAGCACTGAATATAACTAACCCTCCTCCTGTCTCTACTGCATCATATAATTTAGTTGGAAATTTAGAACTTGATTGTAAATCAATAGGGTCAGCATTAGAAATAGCCATAGCTGTTTTAACCCAGAAGTTATAAAAATCATTAACTCTAGAAAGAATTACATTTTCATTACTGAGTAAACATATTCTATTTCTGAAGAATAGCATCTTCTGAATAGGATTACCTATGAAGGTAGGTTTAGAGTTAGTGACATCATCACCTACATCCCGTTCACCCCAATCAGGATAATCAAATTTAAAAGCTCCATTACTATAAGTACGAGAAGAACCACCATTAATAGCATATGTACCCGGAAGCACTCTAGTGAGCTTCAGAGGCATTGTATCCTTATCTATGGTAATTTCTATACCCGGTGCTGCTACCTCTTCCCATACGCCCTCTCCGAATCGAGCTGGGGTGTATGTACAAGTTTCACCTGCACTGATTGTACCAGACGATGAATTACTAGCTAAGTCAAATGTATTACTTGCTACATTAGATACTGTATAATGTCCATCTCCTGCAGCTCCACTAGTGAAATCAATAAAGACTGTATCTCCATTACTTAAACCATGTGCTGTATCTGTTACAGTTACTGTTGTACCAGATCTAGAATATGTTGCAGCTTTAGAAATATCTGCGGTGATACCTTCAGCTTGGAACCGAAGATAATAATCATCCATATCCTCACCACTATTAACCACACGGACAACATATCCATGACGGCATACACGTGGTAAGTCTGATATATTATTAACCTCAGTTGTAGCAATAGACATCAAGGTTTTCTCAGGTGTTGTTACACCAAATGGAGTAGCTCTATATAGATGTAATCCATTACCACATACAGTTGCTGTAATACCTGTACCACTGATAGCATCTAATGTAGTTTTCAATTCACCTAAAATACCACCTGATGATACATGCTCATCAGCTGTAGAAGAAGTTGCTGGAGGTCTAACACCAGCTATATTAGCTCTTGATACAATAGTTTGTGTAGCTTTAACTTTTACTGTAGTTGTAACACCTTTCTCTGAAGTGTATGAATGGGTATCATTAACAGTCCAACCTTCTCCACCAAATTGTAAATTTACAAATGGTTGGTATGTATCATGGTAAGAATAACTATCATCTACAGGAGCTGTAGGTTGTGGAGTACATCTTGTATCTACTTCATACCTTAATCTAGATTTACCATTAGCACTCATGTTAGGAGGTGAAGTGCCAAACTTATCTGTACCTTGACCTATATCTACAATCTCTCTACCCATACCTAAGCAGTCACCATTACTAGTACCACTATAACTAGTTGATTCATCTATACTTAATGATGTAGCTCTAGTATGTGAGTATGTAGTATTATCACTTGGATCGAATATATCTAATGCATACTGTTTACCATAAGATATAGTATCAAGAGATATAAATGCTTCATTTAACTGTGCTGGAGATTTATCACCAGTACCAGTTTTCATTGCTGTATTCTTCCTTCTGTTAACAAAGAAGGTAGTTTCGTTAATAGTTAGTACCTGTATATCTGAAGATTTCTCATCTGATAATGCTTGATTATCTAAGTAAGTAGCTTTAAGAGTTCCGGGAACACTTGAATAATCCACGGGTATTGAAGCACCATCACTACATCTCCATATAGTAACTTCTCCATCAGCTGCACATTGACCGATATATTGCTCATCATGGGCTGTATAGATACTGAACCATTTCGCATTGGCTACTGTATCTACAGAGTATGTTTTACTATCCCCATAAGGATTAGTTGTAGTTGTTATGTCTTTTACCAGTTGACTTCCCGGACGTTTGGTTAACTGATTAACTACATCAGGTACACCATTTACTAAGTCTACAACTTGGCCGGGTACTTTTCTCTCATCTGGTTGTGTTGATATACCTAAGACATAATTAGGTACTTTTTGTGTTACACTTCCCATTAGCGTCTTAGTGCTGTATAAGGTTTATATGATTGATAAGCTGATTCATCAGGCCATCCCATATAGTTATGGTCACCTTGATTACATTCGTATTCCATACATGCAGCACGAGATTGAGCCTCATATGTTGCTAACATCTGTTGTAGTTGAGCATTAGATACTAACTGTACAGCAGCTCTACCTGATGCTTTATAGATTATATACCTTTGGAATACAGTAGGTATATCTTCAAAATTAAGTAATCTTACTTTGTTTACATAGAAGTAATCATCATCTGGATATTCAAATGTATGGTTTACTCTATCATACATTTTCCATAATCCATCACTATCTTTTCTTCTAACAAAGTCACGAGTCTTATCCCATGCATCTGTCATATCTATACGGATAACATCGGATGCAATAATTATTTTATTATCTGAAGTAGATACGTTTTCTTTTATATGATATTCTATATTAAATGTCCAGCCTTCGTTCTGTACATCTTGATTAGATTCTTTGAGCAGATTATATATGAATGATATCTCTGGGTTTGCAAAGTCTAATCCTGATATAGGAGACTGACCAATGCTACCAAGAATCGCATTGACTGCGGATAGTTCGGTATCGATATCAACGGTTGTGGTAGTCATAGTTAAGAATTATAAATAAAAAAAGGGGAACCGAAGCTCCCCCATTGTGTTAGTTATACTGTGCTGTTACAACAGCGCAAGTGTCAAGGACACCTGAGCCGCCTACAGTAGCATAAGCTAGTCTTAAGTTTTTTGTTGTGGAGGCAACCGCTGAAGGGGTGCCTGATCCACTTGTGTCAGATGGAGATATACGAGTCTCGGTGCCAGCACCGCATGACCCGTACTCACCAACTGCTGATGGTACTGCCATAATATTTAATAGTTAAGAAACTGTTCCTATGTTAGCAGGACTCAAATGCTTCCTACCATACTCTAAAGGAGTAGGAGGATTCTTAGTGATTGATTTATCAACCTGTCCGATTCCACTTAAGGAAGCACCGTTCCCTTTAACTCTAGTAATAGTTGTAGATGTTCCGGGATTAAGTGACATAATTAGCTACGTGCAGAGGTTAATTCAATTGCACCAGCTGGGTTAAGTGTTCCGACGCCCATTGCGAGCCTTCCCACTAATACATCTCCTTGGTATAAAACTGAGACATCCCCGCCTGTGACTTGGACTTGAGGTCCAATAGCTTCAACAATACCTGCTGCATCACGCTGATAGATTAGTCCACAGTGAGTAGAGAAGTCTCCATTGTAAGAGTTGTTCTCTCCAGCTACAGGATTAACTGTACCAGCTAAGAAAGGTAGGTTGTTAGAACGCTTGATTTGGATTCCAGCAATTTCAACTAGACCTTCACCAGAGTTTAGGTTACCTTGTGAGTTACCATAGTCTCTGTTGAGGATGTTAGAAGATACCTGAGATACAAGAGCATAGTATTGACGTGGGTTTAGCACGGCTGTACGTCCTGTCTTAGGTAGGTTCTTTTCATCAAGAACTGCTGCTGCCTCAAAGAAGGCATCCACTAATGCTTGTGCATTGTACTCCTTAGTTGCACCCAATTCGATCTGAGTACCACCGGGTTCTGGTCC